ACAACCTCGCCAACTTCAACAATGGTCTGATTCCCGTGGAAAAGCTGTCCGGCGATGGCAGCAAGACCGAGTTTGCGCTGACGAAACAGATGGACAGCATCGACAACATCATCGTAGGCAGCGATCAGGTCACCGGCTATACCTACGACGCATCCACCTTTACCGTCACGTTCGATGAGGCCCCCGCCGCTGGCACGAACAACATCACCGTGACCGGCAAGGGTGACAAGCATCCGTGGCTGTGTTCTCATCTGTATGCGTTCCTGAACTCCCTCAAGATGCAGGTGCCCAACGGCACGGGCAAAGACCCCGCCGTTAAACAGGTGGACTACAGTCAGGGCGGCGTGTACTACTTCCTGCCCGCCGAACTCAAGGCCGTTATCGCCAACAAACGCGCCATACTGGGTGAGCGCTACTCGGCCAGCGGTGTGCTGAACAGCGACAACGGCTGGTCGTGGACGAACCTTGGCAATCTGTGGGTGCCTACCGAGATGGAGGTCTGCGGTAGCGGCGTTTGGGGCGGCATCGGCTTTGCCAACGGCGGCTATGTGCAGTACCCCATCTTTGCCCACAATATGAACCGTGTTAAGGGCCGCGGTGATGGTGGTAGCCGTGCCACCTGGTGGGAGCTGACCCCGTACTCCGGCAACTCTGCCAACTTCTGCGATGTGAACACTACCGGCGATGCGAACACCAGCGACGCCTCCAGCACGTGGCTGTCCGCGCCCGTCTGCTTCCGAATCTCGTAAATCTCCTACTAATATCCCCGCGCCCCTTGTGGGCGCGGCATCAGGTGAACCATGAGTAACGTATTATCCCGATTCCGCAGCATCTCCGAAATGGAGTTTTACAAAAACGCCACTGAATTGCGCTGCGCCCTTTCCGGCTTTGTGATGCAGGAAAAGTACATCCCCAAAAAGTGGCGACCCATTTTCGCCTATCCTACCGTGAACCTGCTTAACACGATGATGGAACACATCATCGCCGCAAACGGCATCTATCCATACAGCGGCGGCAAACTCGACCATGAGCTTTTACACCGCCGCAAGGAATTACAGGCGCAGGCCGTGGCCGATTGCGAGGCCCTGTTTGACCGTCTGCAATTCATCATGGACGAGTTTCACTTTTCGCGCATGGGAACAGGACTTGACATGGGCATTGCGCCACAAAAGGAACTGCCCGCACAGTTGGTTTACATCGGCACCCTGTTAGAGCGCGAGGAGACGCTGCTGAAAGATTGGCGGCATAATACGAAATTCCCGGACACCGCAAAATTCAAGCCGAAAGCATCCTTGCCGAATGGGGATGCCCGGTATCAGGCACCGCAGCAGGCACCCTACACGCTCAATACGCCGCTCGCCGCGATGCCTGCCGCGAATGATTCCAGCGCGATGGCCGCACAGGCAATGGTGGTAAACCATCATCATTACCCCCATTGACCGCCATCGGGTCGATAGCTGTATAAAAGAGCCGTACCAACTGGTGGGAGCTGACCCCGAACTCCGGCAACTCTACCAACTTCTGCAATGTGAACAACAACGGCAATGCGAACAACAACAACGCCTCCAACACGTGGCTGTCCGCGCCCGTCTGATTCCAACACGAATCCTCGGCCAGTATTAAAGTAGGTTTGCTGGGCTAATCAATAGGCAGACTGAAATCCGAGCCTTATCAAATTGGAAGGAGTTATCGACCCTCCCGCAGTGGCGGGTAAATAAGTATCTTGACGCGATCAGCCGGACGCTTCTTGCATGGCCCGCGACGGCGACAACAGGCTAAACTACCGTGCGCCACACGGCAGATGGCCGAGTACCGGGTTTCATGGCTGTTATCGCAAAGAAGTACACAACAGCGCCCCTACAATAACACCTTGCGAGGTACATTCCGAGATGACGTCACAAGAGCGGCACGAGGCCCGCTATCAGCGCCGTAAGGCAGCGCGGCAGGCCAAGCACCGCGCACGAATAGCACAGTACGATAATTTTGACCGGGTGGCAGATGTATCCTCGCTGGTCGATGCCAACTATAACGCCCGCAAAGGCGTTATGTGGAAAGCCAGCGTTGCCCGATACAATGCCCGTTATTTCAAAAATTCAATCAAAATCCACAAAACCCTCATGCGCGGTGGCGACACCCGCAGAGGTTTTTATCATTTTGGGATTGTGGAGCGCGGCAAAAAGAGGGCCGTCCACAGCCTGCACTACTCCGAGCGCGTTGTGCGCCGGTCTGCCTGCACAAATGCTCTAGTGCCGATTCTGTCCGGCAACTTGATATACGACAACGGCGCAAGCCTTGAGGGCAAGGGCATCAGCTTTGCAGTCAAACGGTGCGCTGTGCATCTGCATGAGTTCTACCGCGAGACAGGCGGCAATGACGGGTACATCTTGCTCATCGACTACCGCGCATTTTTCGACAACATCGTGCTGGACAACCTCAAGCGCAATGTGATTGACCGCTATATCCTCGACAAGCGGCTGAACGCTTTAGCGCGAAATTTTGTTGACGCGCCGAATGTAGAGCGCGTCAAGTACGGCCAGCCGACGCAGGAAAACGGCCTGTACATCGGCCCGGAAGATAGCCAGATTTTTGCCATCGCCTATCCCAACAGCATCGACCACACCATCAAAGACCAGTGGCGGCAGCGATGGTTCGCCCGCTATATGGACGATTCCTACATCATCAACAAATCAAAAGAGGCGTTGATAGAGTTTCGCCGCCTGCTGTTTGGGCTGTTCGCGGAAAAGGGCATCATCCCGAATCCTAAAAAGACGCAGATTGTCAAGCTACGCCGTGGATTTACCTATCTGAAAACCAAATTCACCCTGTTACCAAATGGCAAGGTTTTACAGCAGCCTTGCCGTGAGAGCGTTATCCGGGAGCGCCGCAAAATCAAGAAATTTTTCAATTTCCTGCAAGCGGGGCTGATGACGATGGAACAGATTCTCACCTCTTATATGTCGTGGCGCGGGTCGCTTTTCAAAAAGCAGGCCCGCCGTTCTGTTCATTGCACTGATTTGCTGTTCTATAAGCTCTACGGCATCATGCCGTGGAAGATAAAATCCAAACGAAAATCGAAAGCGAGGCACATTCAATGGAAAAATCTCTTGAACGCATCGACACCATCAACGCCGAAATCACCGCCCTTAAAAGCCTGCTGACCGATACCGACTATAAGGCACTGAAACACGCCGATGGCGTTATGAGCGCCGAGGAGTATGAGCCTATCCGCCAGCAGCGCGAGGAATGGCGCGACAAGATCAATGCGCTGGAAACGGAACTGGCCACGGCTACACAGGAATTTGACGCGGAAATGACCAAGATGGCCGCCGCGCGGGTAAAGGAGGGCTGAGACCGTTGAGCATGAAAAAATTATTTATTTCTCAGCCGATGCGCGGCAAGACCGATGAGGAAATCCTCAAAGAGCGTAAGGTGCTGATTGCCGATGTGTACATGAAAACGCATGAGGAAATCGAGGTCATCGAATCCTTTTTCGAGAGCGCCCCGGCTAACGCAACGCCCCTGTGGTATCTGGGCGAAAGCCTCAAGCTGCTGGGCACCGCCGACTTTGCGGTGTTTGCCCCCGGCTGGCAGGATTATCGCGGATGCCGCATTGAACATGATGCCGCCGTAGCCTACGGCATCCCTATCGCGGAGGTATAAGCGTGCCGGACTGGATCATCAAATACTGGGTGCAGTGGCTCTTCGGCCTGATCTGCGCTGCACTGCTGGCAGGCTACCGCCACCTTGCCAAGCGGGTGAAAGAGCAGGAAGAAGAGCGCAAGGCCATCAAGGCCGGGCTGCTTGCCATCCTGCACGATCGCCTGTATGCTGAGTGCTCCCGCTGCCTTGCGCAGGGCAGCATCGACACGGACGCCATGCGGAATCTGGAATACCTCTACCGCAGCTACCATGC